TGTGATTAGTGGCGACTACGCTGCTGCCACTAACAATATCTATTCACAGGTCTCTGAGGCCGTCTCGAAGGTCATTGCGGAATCTCCTTATCTCCTTCCGGAGGAGGCGGATGCGGTTCGGAAAAGTTTCCAGGCAAATTGTCTCCATTGGGTATCTCGAAGTGGGGTTGCGAGACCTATACTTCGGGGTTCCATGATGGGTAATCTTGTCGGTTTTTGCATCCTTTGTCTCATCAACAAAGCGTGCTACAACCTGGCGTGCAATTTGCGTCGGAAGAGGACGGGGAAGTTGAGGCTCGAGACGGCCATCATAAACGGAGATGATATTGCCTTTGCGGGCGACTCTCTCTTTTATGCGGATTGGCGTCTCGTAACGGCCACCTTCGGGCTGGTCGTCAATGAGGAGAAGACAGGTTTCTCGGATGAGTTCGTCGAGTTAAATAGCAAGTCGATTCGTACAGATCGACTCCGACCTCTCCGGAAACCTGTCCTCTCTTGCCTCGACTTCGAGTCCGATGACCCCTCTTGCCTTCTCACGCAGATAATCGACGGACTCCGGACACTGTCTGCAGGGACCCTCAACAGAGTGATCTACTCGGCACGGAATAGTATCATTCGAAGAGGGGTCTGCTTGAGTACAGTGCCGCGTCGTTTTGTCCGCGCCCTTCTGAAGAAGCGCTGGTTCCGACTGGCGCTTCGAGTGGAACCGGTGGTTAAGGAGAGTGGTGTGGCTCGTCACTGGCCGGTTGTCTCTAGGGATTTCCGGCCTGCCGACAGTCATATGGCCCTCTACAACCAAAAGGTCGTCGAGCTTCAAGAGTACGGAGTTACTCTTGCGAGAGGCTTGAAGTGCGTGCCTTGGAGTCGCAAGATTTCAGGGCGGCCTGAGATACCGAAAGGACCCGATTTTCGTCTTAGAATTGGGTCTCCAACTTGGAAGTGGAGATGGAAAGTTCCCCTTTTACGTGCCTGGGAAGCTCTTCATCTCCCTGTTCGATATCTCGGGTCCGACCTTTGGGAGGACGATTTTCCCGACCTTGCGGTCGATGTGAAAGTTGAGATCGTCCCCCGCCGGTTCCCTCCTCCTCCTTCCTGGCTCGTCGAGCAGGGCGTCGATGTGTCGGGCCACGTATTTGGTGCCTGATTGCTGCAGGCTGCGAAGTTAGCAGGGAGAGGCCGGCTCTCTCGTGCTGTTATGGAAGCTCTTGTCCGGGAGCGGGCGCGATTGGTGTTCGATACGCATCCGCTCTGACCGTTGCTTGGTGGGAAAGCGCGCTGTTCCCCACCGAGTTGAGCATTCCCTCTAGGTCCTTCCCAACTCCTGGGCGTTGCTTCGGCCTCAGGAGAACCCTCACGTCTTTTGACGTTGCCTCATTCCGAGAGGAGAGGAACGCGGAGGATGTAACTGCTGGCTAAGGCCGGGCTAACCGTCGGCCGTTTGGCTAATCGGGCATCCAGCAGACCACTGTCCGTTGAGGGGCGATACGCTAGGGAGCTATTGAGGAACCTGGAAGGTCTCGAAAGCGGGGGGTAATGGTCCCGCGAGAAGGAACGTCTTAGGACTAGTACGAAATCCAATCCAGATTGAGACCAGGCCAATTCATGTGTGACCTGGACCGAAAGAAGGCAAGGGAGTGTGAGACTCGCTGGGGTGTCTACCCTGTCCAGTCCGCGCAGCGGAGGCAACGAGGAGGAAGAGTGTGGTGTGCAGAGAGGTGCGGGGTGAAGGTTGATCGGTGTGCGCCTTTGTAAGTGCTCATTCGTGGGCCATAGGGAGACCCGATCGCTGTGCACCCGCTGACGGCCGGGCGCGTCAACGCCGATTCGAGTGGGGGGTTCACGAGTGGTTAGTCACTCGTAGAAGGGTGGACCGTGTCGCGGACCGCCCCGAATCCTTCACGCCCTCCTGCATCGTCACCTGTACCGGGCTTTTGTGGAAGTGCAGACGAGTTTGCCAGGGATCTCGTCCATGAGAAACCTGCACTCAATCCAGACCGTACCGGAAGTACGGAGTTAACGG